GATAGTACTTCGATAAATACTAGTAATACAGGATTAGTATAAAATGGCAACTTATTTAGGATTTAGTACGCAGAATGTTGGTAAGTCTCAAACTACTAACGCCTTGTCTGGTAGAGACGGCGGTCCTGGTGGAATAAGACAATCAATAGTATGGGGCAAAAAGTTTAAATTAGTCGATACTAAATTAGTAGTGCAAGACTTTATCAATGCTATGAATATACGTAAGGGGACTAAAGTAGGTCAACCCGGTTACGGTACTTCATTGTGGGATTATGTATTTGATACTAATACCCAGGCTGTACGAGCGCAAATTGAAAATGAAGTCCGAAGACTAGCTCGCCTTGATCCTAGAATCATTCTTAACTCAGTAGCAATTTACTCAAATTCTAATGGAGTTTTAATTGAACTTCAAATGGCGGTAGCACCTATGAACGAAGCATTCGTAACTAAAATTAATGTCAGTTTAACCACAGAAACTGCCTCAATAGTCTAATCCACAGTTTTTTCTATGATAAATATATTATCAATAGAGAGAAACTATGGCAACAAGTTCAAGACAATCAGCACTGTTCGGCCCCAACGACTGGAAAACTATTTACCAGACGTTCAACCAAGCAGACTTTCGTAGTTATGACTACAACACTTTGCGTAAAGCATTCATTGACTACTTACAATTAAATTATCCAGAAACATTTAATGACTATGTGGAGTCAAGTGAGTTTGTTGCACTGCTTGATGTTATTGCCTTTATGGGTCAAGGGCTTGCTTTCCGTAATGACTTGAATGCTCGTGAAAACTTTATTGATACTGCTGAACGTAGAGACAGCGTTGTTAAGCTTGCTAATCTTGTGAGCTATACTCCAAAAAGAAATATCGCAGGTCAAGGCTATCTAAAAGTAACTAGTATAAAGTCTTCGCAAAATATTACTGACATTAACGGATTAAATTTAAGCAATGTTCCTGTATTATGGAATGACCCAGCCAACCCAAATTGGTTAGAGCAGTTTAATACGATTATTAATGCAGCACTAATCGATACACAAAGAATCGGTAGACCGGGCAATGTTAGTGAAGTAGCTGGAGTAGACACCAGTGAGTATAGTATCCAAATTGCTCCCAATGCATTACCGATTGTACCTTTTACTAGCACAGTAGACGGCGTCAGCATGAACTTTGAGCTATGCAGCGTATCAAGCGTTGACAGTAATTCTATCTACGAAATACCACCGGCGCCCACCGGCAGATTCAATATGGTATATCGTAACGATAAATTAGGATTCGGCTCACCAGATTCAGGTTTCTTCTTTTATTTTAAGCAAGGAGCCTTGCAAACATTTGATTTCAGCCTACAGCAGCAAATTGCTAATCAAAACATTAATATTGATATTCAAGGAATCAATAACACAGACACTTGGTTGTATAAACTCAATCAGGGTAACATAAGAGATTTGTGGCGCCAAGTAGAAAATGTATATGCCAACGCATACTTGCAAACTGAACGAACAGATAAGCAAATATTTTCGGTTAGCTCACGGTTCAATGATCAGGTAACTTATGTGTTCGGTGATGGTGTGTTCAGTGAAATCCCTGTAGGAAACTTTAGAGCATATGTAAGAGCTGGCAATGCGCTTACTTACACAATCTATCCGTCAGACATGAATGGCTTGTCGGTGACGTTCACTTATGTTTCTCGTTTAGGTAGAGCAGAGATTTTGACACTTGGACTGTCATTGACACAAACAGTTACTACAGCCCAAGCTAGAGAGTCTATTTCTAATATCAAACAGAGAGCGCCAACTAGATACTATACACAGAATCGCATGGTCAATGGGGAAGACTACAATAACTTCCCATACACGTTGTATAGTTCAATAATCAAAAGTAAAGCAATCAACCGCTCAAGTGTTGGGGTTAGTAAAAACCTAGACCTGCTAGATCCAACTGGTAAGTATTCAAGTACCGTCAGTTATGGTAATGACGGGGGATTATATCTAGACAGTAATGATGGATTCCTAAATCTAACAATTAACAACTCTAGTGATATCATTGCGTTCTTTACTGGTACATTGGCAAGTGTATTGACATTGAATAGAGCTACCCAGTACTATATACAAAATTATCCACGCTATAACGTGAATGCTAGTAGCGGCGATGGAGTAGTGTATTGGCAAACAAGCAACGTAACAGGCGATGCAGTTACTGGATATGTCTACAACAGAACAGGTAGCTTAGAGCAACCGGTTAGTGTCGGAACATTTAATACTAATAATTTAAAATATTTGACGACCGGTGCTATAGTAAAGTTCACTGCGCCTGATGGATTTTATTTTGATAATAATAATAGACTAGTGCAAGGGATTCCCGGACCAAGTAACAGTACTTTTATTTGGACTACGGTATTGAATGTAATTAGCGACGGGTCAAATAATGGACAAGGAAGCTTTGCTAACGGTACTGGCCCTATTAAATTTAATGGCTATATTCCCGACGGCGCTATTGTAACTCAAATTATTCCTGTATTTGGAAATAGTATTCCTACTAGTGTAATTCAAGAAGCATTAATTAGAATGGAATTGAATCAAGATTTTACTCTTGTATTTGACAACTCATTATTAATTAATCAACTCAGATGGAGTGTGAAGAAAATCACTGATCCAAATTGGTTTGTGAAATTTACTAGCATTGGTGAAAATAGATATTCTGTAACTTACAAATCACTAGTTTATTATTTTGGAAGTGTGGCAGATACTAGATTTACGTTTGCTAAAAACGAGCTAGTATATGATCCCTTTACTGGTAAAATTATTCAAGATTTTATTGATGTTTTGGGAATAAACACTTTGCCCAACTCAGTAAACAGTATTGGTAAAAATACAAAGATCAATATCTTAGGACAGACAGTCCAGAGTGACGGGTATGTGGATGATTTCCAAGTTGAAGTTGCAGCGACCGATGTCAACAACAATCAACTAATTTTGAATCCAGACTTTTTCAATGAAATTACTGGATATGATCCTTTAGGTTCTAATGTCGGCATCTATGCGTTCTTTGAAATTCTCCAAGACCCGATTAATCTTACTAGACAATACTTGTTACCAACCACTGAGATCCAGTTTCAATATGCTACGCAAACTGATATTGAGTTAGTGAAGTATGATTATCCTGTTGGTCAAGTGTTTTATGCGTTCGGTGCAAATAAATTTTACAAAACAGTTCAAGATCAAACTGTAACAGTTCCCTTCTATGTATTAGTAGAACAACCACAGTTCGTTGTAAAATTTGGAAGACAAGGACTTAGTTTTCAGTACAAGCACAATTCAAACAACACAAATAGAATTGATCCAGTAACTACTAATATCATTGACTTGTATCTAGTGACTCAGAGCTATTACACAGAATATCAAAATTATGTTGTTGATAGTACTAATACTATTCCTGAGCCAAACAAACCTACAATTACTGAATTAGCAGCGCAATATCCTGAAATTCAAAACTATAAAATGTTGTCGGATTCGGTGATATTAAATAGTGTAGAATTTAAACCGTTGTTTGGTCCTAAGGCTGATCCAGCGTTGCAAGCAACTATCAAAGTAATCAAGACAAGGAATACTAATGCTAGTGATAGTGAAGTTCGTAGTGCAGTGTTAGCAGCCATGAACCAGTATTTTAATGTTAACAATTGGGACTTCGGAGACACTTTCTATTTCTCAGAACTTAGTGCCTATCTACACGCTGAATGTACAGACCTTATTAGTTCGGCAGTGCTAGTACCTAGTGATCCGACTATGAGCTTTGGGGATTTGTATGAAATAAAATGTAGACCTTTCGAAATATTTGTTAATGCAGCAACCGCAAATGATGTGCTAGTTATAGCAGCACTCACACCCGACGAATTACAGGTACGATAAATATAGATATGGCACGTATTAGAACCTTAAATTTCCTCCCGGAAATCTTTCAAACCCCTACTAACGCTGAATTTCTTTCGGCTACCCTCGACCAGCTAACTAGCAACCCGGTTACTACCAGGGTGCAGGGATATGTAGGTAGTAGATTTGGTTCAGGAGTTAATGCTCTCAACTACTATGTTACTGAGCCAACCAAAACTCGTACTGATTACCAGCTTGATCCAGGCGTGGTGTTTACTAAAACCGACGAATCAGTTGCTCAAGACTTTATTACGTATCCGGGAATTATTGATTCATTGAAGCAGCAAGGAGCTGTCACTAATAACAATAATCGGTTGTTTGAGAGTCAATTCTATTCATGGGATAGTTTTACTAACTTAGATAAAATAGTTAATCACTATGAATATTATTGGCTTCCTGAAGGCCCTCCCGTAGTAACAGTGTCTCCTAGCGTAGTTTTCACTAACGAAGATTATATCGTCGGTGACTTACCAAACGCATATGAATTAACAGAGGTTGGTTCTAGCAATAACACCGGACTCAATCCTACTATTTCGTTGTTGCGCGGCGGAACTTATAACTTCTTTGTTAACCAAGACAGTCCATTCTATATTCAAACTATTCCGAGCGTGACTGGATTTAATCCTGATCAACCTTTTGTCAGTGTGCGTGATGTTTTTGGGGTAACCAACAACGGTACTACCGATGGAGCTGTTACTTTTAATGTTCCTTCGAAGACTGCTCAAAACAACTTTATTTTTCCGGGCAACAACTTTGTTGATGTAGTCTCTACTACACCATTTGATCAAGTAAATGGAAAAAATCTGTACGATGTTTTTGACCCTTCAACCGGTATTACTTATCCAGGGTTAGGCAATATTGACGGTGTTGTGGGTCTTAACGGCCTACGAGTAATGTTTTATAATGATGGCGTTCCTAATGAAATCGGATACGTTTCTTCATATTATGATGGTACAAATTATGATGTAAATGATCCGCTCTTCACCGAACCTCAAACAGTTACTATCAGCAGCACAACAGCTACAGGAAACTTCCTGTCAATGGCAACTGGCTTCACTACAGACGAAATTATCGTTAATCAAACTGTAACTTTTACTGCTCCTTTATTAGGTGGTCTACAAGAAGGCCAAGTTTATTTTGTCAAAGAAATTTTAAACTCTACTGACTTTACTATTAGTACAAGCATCGGCGGTGCTACAGTATCGGTCGGAACAGATTCTGGCTTTAACACTACAGTTAACATCAACCAAGGTCAGTATGAACAAGGATTTTATACTAGTGTCAGCGAGAACTACTACAGAATTCAATTTGTAGGCGATCCTAATAATCCGGTACTAAGACTGTTGCCGGACGGTATCATTCCCAACGAAGAAAACATTACTCCTAGGTTTGGGGAACAATGGATAAACAGAACCTTCTATAGAAATACATTAGGTGTAATCAGTTTGGTTCCAACTGTTACCGCGCCACTAGATACGCTATATTATCAGGATGGCACTAATCCAAATAAAGTTGGCGTGATTAAAATCATTGAAAATACCGGTAAAGATTTTATCGATGTTGATACTGAAATTTTAGGTAAAATAAACTACACATCACCAACCGGCGTTCAGTTTACAAACGGCCTAAAAGTAAGTTTTGATGGTAACATATTCCCGATCGGTTATCGAACAGGTCAATACTACGTTGAAGGAGTAGGTACTGGGATTGAACTAGTATCAGTTGATGAACTAGTGACTCCTGAAAGTTTTTCAGCAGGAGCGTATATTCCATGGGATGAATTTGGCTTTGATATTGGTAGCTATGACATCAGCTTGAATATTCCAGTTGACCCAGATTATATTACTATTGCTAGAAACAGTATTTCCAGAAATGCATGGGCTAGAAGTAACCGCTGGTTCCACATCGATGTCATTAACGCATCTGCACAATATAACAATAACCCAAACATTCTAACAGAATACGTTACTCCAGACAACAAAGCTAAAAGACCAATCATTGAGTTTTATCCAAACTTAAGATTGTTTGATTCTGGTGCGGTTGGCAAAAGACCGATCGATTTCTTTGATACTCGTGCAGTAGATGCATTATCCGACGTAGCAGGATTGTTGAATTATTATCCTGACGTTGAGACTTATACTACGAATACTGCAACTGTTGCGGCTACTCCTACTACACTTGTTAACGTTGTTGACATGGAAGCAGGTAAAACATATAGCATTAATGTATCAATTAGTCTAGGCGCAACAGGTCAAGCTGCATGGAACACACTAGCCGGTACAATCGGAGTTTTCTATCAGACGGGTGACGAAATAACTTGTCAAATCGATGGCAACGAGCTAGCATTCCCGGGTAGCAGTAACGGAAGATTAATATACGATGAGACTACGGTTGTTATTCCTAATGATCAAATAACTGGTATATTTCAAATTGGTATGTATTTGGGTGATACCTTAAATATTGTCCCTACGAATTCTCAAATTACCGATCTAACAGATGACGGAACCGACACTACATTAACTATTACATGGCCCTATCCACAAGATGTTTTGGGCGGCGTAACTTCAGTTGTGGGCACAGATACACTAGCAAGCAATTATGCAGTATTCCCTGGCGCCCGCATTGTATTTTCTAATGACTCAAATGAAGAAACCAAACATACGATTTATGTAGTCGATATCGTCACAACAATTTTAGGACAAGAACCTAACATTGTGTTGATAAAGGCAGAAGATAGTAATGTTGGTATTGATGAGCAAGTTGCTATCAAGCGAGGATATAATAATCAAGGTAAAACTTTTTATTATACTGGATTAGCTTGGAACCAAGCACAGCAAAAAGTAACAGTCAATCAAGCTCCGTTCTTTGACGTATTTGATGAAAACGATATTTCGCTAGGAGATAGCGATATTTACGGTGGCACAACATTTAGGGGCTGTACTCTATTTGCTTATGGAATCAATCCATTAACAGTTGATGACCCTATTTTAGGTTTCCCTGTTAGATACAGTGATGTCGCCAACATAGCTGATATTAGTTTTGATGTAACTATCAACTCTGATACGTTTAACTATGTCCGCGGATTTGATTCTATAACTCAAAAAGTAAATACCGGATATGTGTATAACTATACCGCGGCTGATGCATTTACTAGAGAATTAGGATGGCAAACCGCAGTTGAAAACAGTGTTCAATATCAGCTTTTCAGCTTCAAGTATGATATCCTTAATCCACCAACTCAGTTTGTTTGTGACATTGCAGCATTGCCTGAAGTACCTCTTAATAGCAAAGGCTGGCCTAGAGTTAAAGTATACAACAACAACGTATATTTGGAGCCGACTACTTACACGGTTGAAGTAACTGAAAACACAACTACCATTACTTTGCTAGATTCTCCCGTTGAAGAAACAGTAATTCAAGTTCTACTATTGAGTGACCAAGTAAGTAATTCGGCTTATTATCAGATTCCTGATAACTTGAATAACAACCCATTCAATGAAGACTTGACGGTTGCTGATGTCGGTGACATTCAGAATCATTATCAAGATATCTTTATCAATGCACCAAACACAACTGGTCAAATCTTTGGAAGAAATAATTTCCGAGATTGCGGCGACTTGATTTCATATGGCACTAAGATTATTCAAAACAGTGCTTCACTTGCGTTGCCAGGCACCTTCTTACGTAAGACTGAACACAATGTTGTTGACGCATTACTATTCAACAGCCGCGAGTATATAAAGTATAAGCAACTGCTAGTAGACACTGTACAAAATACAGATTATGTACAGAGATATACGCCATCTGAAATTTTAGATGCTGCTATTGAGCAAATATCTGCAAGCAAGAGTGAAGTTAATTCATTCTTTTGGTCTGACATGTTGCCAAACAAGGCACCATTCAGAACCACTACATATAACTTCAATAGCCTTGCTGATGTAACTAGATATCCGTTGAGTCAAGTTTATAACTTTGAGTCAGCAAACTATAATGGTGTGTTGGTATACTTAAACCGCACGGTCGACAACAATCTAGTACAAACGCAGCTTTTAAGAAATGTTGACTATACTATCAGCACAGATAGTCCATCGCTAACTATTACCCTAGATTTGGTGCCGGGCGACGAAGTTGTTATCAAAGAATATAACCAGACATATGGTTCATATGTTCCGTATACTCCTAGTAAGTTAGGACTCTACGCATTGACTCAGCCTAGTGTTGTGCTAGATAGCGATTACACCGTGCCTACTTACTTTATCAAGGGGCATGACGGTTCGTTCACTAAGCTCTACGGCACATATAATCCTGTCACCGATGTTCTTGTGGACTTTAGAGACCAAGCATTGCTTGAGTTTGAAAAGAGAATCTATAATAACGTCAAGCTAAGCACCGAAGTTCCTATCAAACTTTATGAAATATTGCCGGGCTTCTTTAGAGACAGTACATATAGCTATGCTGAATGGCTACAGATGTACTCTACCAACTTCTTAAATTGGGTCGGTCAAAATAGAGTAGATTATAAAACTCAGTTTTTCAACAGAAATAATGAATTCACTTATAACTACACGAACTCAGGTAACAAGTTAAATGGCGCCCCAATCAACCAAGGCTATTGGAGAGGTGTGTACGAGTATTTCTATGACACTACTACTCCTAACGAAACACCTTGGGAAATGTTGAGCTTTGCCAACGAACCAACTTGGTGGACTGCTCGGTATGGCGCGGCCCCTTATACAAGCGACAACTTAGTATTGTGGGGAGACCTCGCAGAAGGTAGAGTATACTCAGCAGACGGTACAAGTGTTATCGTTCCTGAGTTGGCTCGGCCTGGCTTACTAAACATTCTGCCCGTAGATTCAAGTGGTAATTTATTAAGTCCGCTTGTCTCAATAGTAGGAAACTATAACCCAAGTACTTTCCAGAAAGACTGGGTAGTGGGAGATGACGGTCCAGTAGAACTTAGCTATCGTCGTAGTTCATCATATCCGTTCGATGTTATTAAGTTGTTTGCGTTAACTAGACCAGCAGAATTCTACAACTTGGCAGTTGATTTGGATAACTACAAATACAACAGCGAGTTTAATCAATATCTCGTTAACAATAGATCACACTTGATTATTAATGACATTGAAATATACGGTAATGGCACTGCCAAAACTTCATATATCAACTGGGTTGTTGACTTTGAAAAGCAATTTGGCATTGATGCCACAAACAATATCACTGAATTATTCAATAACCTAGACGTAAGATTAATCTATCGTTTGGCTGGATACAGTGACAAAACCTTACTCAACTTCTATGTTGAAAAGGGTTCACCCAATACTGCAAATGCCTCGTTGTTAATCCCAGATGAGAGTTACTCGGTAATTCTTTATGACAATCAACCATTTGATCAGTTAGTATTCTCTAGTGTTGTTATTCAGAAAATAGGCAATGCATATGCTGTGTTTGGTAATTCACAAACCTTTGCTTACTTTACAGTTAAGGCTCCGATTAATAACGGCAATAATTCTAGACTTGAAGTATTGAAACAAACTGTTAAAGTGGCAAACGATTACACTAATACTGATGTTTTAATACCATATGGTACTAAGTTCTATAGTACTCAAGAGGTAGCACAGTTTATTTCGAGCTATGCTGCTTATTTGAAAAGTAAAGGTGTAACATTTGATTTAATTGAAACCGGTAGAGAAATAAATTGGGACTTAATGATCCAAGAATTTTTGTATTGGACTCAGACTGGCTGGCAAGATGGAAGCATTATTACTCTTAATCCTTCTGCTACAGTGTTGGCTATAAACAAAGAAGGAAGTATTGTTCAGCCACTAACGCTTCAGCAGCAGAACTTTATTCTTAATCAAAACTTGTATCCTATTCAGAATAATGAGTTGAATATACGCCGCGAAGGTACTGCCTTTATAGTTAACACATTAAATGAAGGCGATAGCATGTCTTTTGCACAGTTTAATGTTAGTAACTTTGAGCATGGCATAGTGTTCGATAACACTACTTTATTCAATGATGTTATCTACAACCTTGTTACTGGGCTACGTCAAAATAGAATCACGTTGCGCGGAACTAAGACTGCGGAATGGAATGGCACAATCAATACTTGGGGCTTCATTCTCAATCAAGATAATGTTAAAGAATGGTCAAAGAATATTAAGTATCCTAAGGGAGTAATTGTAAAATACAAGAACAAGTATTACGCTGCCCTTACACTAATTGAACCGACTGCTACCTTTAATGAGCTTAATTGGAAACTTATAAACTATAATGATATACAAAAGGGACTATTGCCCAACAGTGCTACTAGATCATATGAAAGTACGCTGTACTATAATTGCAATGTCGCAAATCTAGAGCAGGATTCAGATTTATTATCCTATTCATTGATTGGGTATCGTCCAAGAGACTATCTAGCTCTTGCTGACTTAACCGACGTAGCACAGATCAATGTTTATAAAAACATGATTAAGAATAAGGGTACTATCAACGCTGTCAGTGCGTTTGATGGCGCCACATTGCCACAGGGCGGAATTAAGTATGACGTATATGAAAATTGGGCTATCAAGTCCGGCGAATACGGTGGCGTACTAAGTCAAAACTTTGTAGAGTTTGGGTTAAACGAAAACGTATTGACCGGTAACCCAAGCATTGTATCACTAACTAACGGCGTGTATACTGAAGGCGCCCAACAAGAAGTTCCGCTATACTCATTGTTAAATTACGGAACCCCTATCGTTGATCCAAATATTCTTGACACTACAACTGACTATAAAAATGCATTGTATCCATCTGCCGGATATGCTAACTTTGATGATGTCAAGATGTCAGCGTTCTTTTATTCGGAACTAGCTAATTCTGTGAATAAAGCAGGACTCGTTGTTCCTATTCAAGACTTCTATGTAAGAGACTATTTCTGGTTAGCAAACTTTAAAGAGCAGTGGGGAATTTATGCTTGGCAACCTATTGGTGCTGTTATTTCTGCATCTCCTAACAGTAATGGAACTGCTACAATAACATTCAATAAGCCACACAATCTATCAAGATTAGATCCTATTGCGATTGTTAACTTTGCAGAAAACGTAGATGGTTATTTTATTGTATCACAAGTTGTCAATTTAAATCAAGTAATTATCAATCTAAACATCTCCAATACTCCTGACAATATTATTCAGGGATTGGGCATAGGATTGTTGGTTACTAGTCAGCGAGTAGCAAAACCGTCCGACATTAATAACTTACCTTTACTAGAAGCTGAGTTTGTTAAGAACACCGTGTGGGTAGATGAAAACACAAACGGTGATTGGGCAGTGTATCGCAAAAATATCAATTACTTGCGTGAAGGTCAACTAACAGTAAACAACACTACTAATTTTGGCGCAAGCGTGGCACACACTAATAACGTGGGATATTTAATTAGTGATCCGGCAAACGGCGTAGTGTATCGTTATTCTTACAATATATCCACCGACGATTATGAAATATCACAGACTATTACAAATGATACCTCGTTTGGTACCAAGATTGCATACAGTGATAACATATTTGCAATTTCACAGCCAACTACCGACCCTAAAGTTTTCGTGTACGTTTGGAATGACACACGGGTTACTAATAATTTACTTGAGTGTCAAGTTATTGATGCACCGATCGGGGTAACTGATTGGGGTAGCCAAATAGAAATTTCAGGCGATCAAAATTGGATTTACATCTCTGATAACCTAAATACTAAAGTTTATGTATACCGTAGAGATAGCATTGAGTTTAACGCAGGATACTTTACGACAGGCGAGACATACACCATCACTTCGTTATATGCAACAGTCCAAGCTGGTTCGTTTACTGTCGGTACAACATATACAATCACTCAGCTAGGCACTACTGATTTCACACTTATTGGTGCTACTAGCAATGAAATAGGTCAAACATTTGTTGCGACTGCTGAAGGTACCGGTACGGGAGTAGCTACTGCGCCTGCTACTGACTTTACTGCATGCGGTGCCGTAGAAAACAGCATAGGTATAACATTTGTTGCAAGCGCATCGGTGCTTGCTAATACAATGACAGCAGGATATGCGTATAAAATCGTAACCCTAAGCACTACCGATTGGAATGCAATTGGTTATGTAGGTACTCCTACTATAGGGGGAACGTTTGTATATAACGGGGCTAGTTTTACGGGTTCAGGAACTGTTACCGGTAATGTCAGTAGTACTACAGGTACCGCAATACAAGTAACATATCAAGAAAGTGCGATCATTGACGGAACTTCTTTGGGCTTAACCGGTACTGATGGCTTTGGTAAGTCAATCGCAACTGACCATTATAGTACGGCTGTCTTTATCGGTGCACCTAACAAGGACTATAGTGGTTCTATCACCGATTGGGGAAGTGCTTACTCATATCAAAGATCAGTACAGAGATTTGAAGCGCAATTTACTACAGTTTCATATATACCTAGCACGTTTGTATTAGGTTGGTCACCTGCTACAACTTCATATGATGTTTTGTCTACTAACGGAACTACTGATGTAATAACATTAAATACTGCTGCTGGTATCTCAGTTAATGATCCCATCATATTCACTGGCGTTGGATTATCTGGTACTAATATTACAGAAAATAAAACTTATTATGTGGCAGCGGCCCCTGTAGGCAATACTATTACTATTAAGCTTAGCCGTTCAACTACTGATGTGTTCAACATTAACACTGTTGGTTCAATCACTACTGCTACTGCAATACTACAAGACACTCCTCTATATGTTGTTGTCAACGGAACGTTAGTTTCTGATAGTAACTATGGTGTATCGGGTAATACTTTGTTTTATACCGGTAACCTAACAGCAGGTGATATTGTGGACGTTAGCGGCAGCAGCTTCTACCAATCACAGTCATTTAATTCTAACTTTGCAGATAGAATTAATATTCAATTTGGGTCTGCCCTAGACGTAACGCAAACCTCTTCGGAGCTATTGATAGGAAGCCCGTTCGAAATTTCTGAAGAAAATCAAGAAGGCAGCGTCTATAGATTTACTAACGCTGGTGCAAGATTCGGCGTAATTGTGGGCGAGGAAGAATGCAATTTAGGAGCTGACACTACCATCTTCATCAACGGTTATTCTGTAAATGTATTGGCCGGTAATGCTACTATTGTTGCTACTGCAATTAATAATACAAACGTGCCAAATGTTCAGGCTTCAGCAACAGAAGATAACAGGTTGATTATTCAAATTGTTGATCAAAATATTGCCAACATAAACAATAAATTGGCAGTAGCTGCGTTTGATAACACTTCACTCACGCAATTGGGAATTGCTATCTACACGCCTTCGCAAATAATTACTTGCCCGAACGAATTCGGACCAACTCAGTTTGGTAAAGCTATCAAGTTTAACGAATTTGATTCAGTAATCATCGGCGCACCAGTCGGGGCAAATATTGTAGGCACAACGTTTGATTTTACTGATGACGAAAACTTAGATAACGATACGGTCTTTGATAATAACGCAACTAGATTTGTTGACAGTTATCCAAACTCTGGTGCAGTGTATATGTTTGACCTGTTGTCAAACTATAATGGAAGTGCTACTAATCCTGGTGCGTTTGTTTACGCACAGACAGTCAACACACCTGCAATTGACGTTGAGTTAAGTCCATTATATGGCCTCGCTATCGATTTTAATAACAACTCAGTTATCGTCGGTGCACCCAACACTATCGTTACTTCGGCCACTACAGGCAATGTAACAACTTTTGTTAATGCAACCGGCATCAGAGATTGGAGTGAATTTAGACAGAGCAGCGCCATCGTTGACATTAACAAAATTCAAAACACTCAAATCTTCAGTGCTATTACTAATAACACCTTAATTAATCTAGACTATATGGATCCGTTACAGGATAAGCTACTAGGCGCAATCAGAGAAAATATTGATTTTGTTTCTTCAACTGATCCAGCAAGTTATAATAATGATGCTGCTAGCCTTACCGGATATGTTTGGGGTGCTGAACAGCTTGGTAGAATTTGGTTCAACACTAGAAATGTTCGCTTTGTAAACTATCACCAAAATGATGTAGTATACAACAGTGAGTATTGGGGAACTCTATTCCCAGGCTCTACTGTTTTGGTAGCTACGTGGGTAGCTAGTAACGTTCCTCCTTCGCAGTATCGCGGCCCGGGCATCCCTATTGATCCGTCTCGCTATTGTGTTGGTAGCACAATGAATGCTTCTAACGTGGTGACTCCGGTATATTACTTCTGGGCTAGAAATACTAATCTCATCGATAGAAAGAGAGAAAAGACATTAGCAGATACCGTAATTGCCGAATACATCCAGAACCCACAAAGTTCGGGGATTGCATATCTTGCTCCATTGCTACCTAATACATTTGCATTGTACAATTCTAATCAATATATCAACGTAGCAGATGCAGTATTACATTTAGGCTTTGCATCAGGTTCAGCTAGTGATATTGTTCACAATGAATATTCACTCATTAGACAAAACTACGCAGATGATTTCTTGCCAGGGTTGCCTGCATCAATCTATTCTCCGGTTACGTTCCCTAATAGAGTACTATATCCGTCGACGGGCGAAGCTGAGGTTCCCACATCACTCTATGCTAGAATGCTAGATAGTTTATCTGGATGTGCGGCTGGCGGCGAAGTAGTTCCTAATCCGTTCTTGCCTAAGGCAGTTCAGTCGGGTATATTAGCTCGCCCAAGACAGAGCTTCTTCTATAACAGACTTATGGCAGTACAGAATTACTTGACCTATGCAAATGCGATATTAATCCAGTACCCAATCACTGAAATAAGACCAAATGTAACGTTTGCATTCGCACAAGACGAATTCTTCAACACACCTAATTTTTGGAATTTAACAAATTGGTGGTTACCTGGTTACTCAAATGATACTCGTGCTGCTATGCTAGTTCCGTTATATGCTGACTTAGCTGAACTCTCTGTTGCTACCGGAACTATCGTTAAAGTAGAACAGAATGGCCAAGGCTTGTTTGAAATGTATCGCTATGATGCAAACGATGTTTGGACTAGAATAGGACTTGAAAATGGAACCTTCCAGTTCAATAGTTACTTGTGGGATTACGATGAAGCTGGGTTTGGTTTCGGCAACGACTTCTTTGACACAACTCCTTATGATTTGTATCCTAGTGAAGAAACTAGAAATATAGTGAGAGCATTAAACGAACAGGTTTATGTAGGTAACTTAGCAGAATACCGAAACAAGAGTTTGATTTTACTGTTTGAGTATATCCAAAGTGAAACAATAGAATCACAAAACTACTTGCCGTGGCTCAGCAAAACTTCGTTAGCTGATGTATTCCACACTGTTCGTCAACTACAACCCTTCCAAGTATTCAAGTCAGACAACGTTGAGTTTCTAGAAGGCTATCTTAACGAAGTAAAGCCTTATCACGTTGTCATCAAAGAATTCTTAATCAAGTATGATGGTTTGGAAGAATTCACCGGTGATATTACTGACTTTGATTTGCCAGCAACTTATAACACTGAAGTACAGCAATATATTACTCCGCAGCTAGTCTATTCTGTTCCGGATAATGAATATCAATACGAGGTAGATAGTCCGATTTGGTCTACTCTCCCGTATACTCAGTGGTATCAAAACTATGGACTATCTATTGTCGGTGAACCTAATTACAATATCACTGCAATACAGTCATATATGGATTTGGGCACACGTTCAGTTATTGTAGATAATGCTTCAGGATTCCCAGTGAATGGTGTAATCCAAATCGGACAAGAAACAATTGCCTATTCATCTGTAGACAGAGATTTGAATATTCTAGGAGGATTGTCTCGTGGATTTAATCAAACAGCAATATCCGAACATATACCAGGTGAGCAGGTTTTCATTGACTTACCGCCTGTCGTAGTACTCAATGAGGGCGAGGGATATACTTTTGTTCCTAGAGTTACTGCTGACATTGATCTATCAATTCATTCTGCTCCGAGAAAAGCAGCTATTCTCCAGGCAGTAATGAGTGGGGATAGAGTTACTGCAATCACCGTAGTAGATCCCGGTGACGGATATCCTACATTACCAACAATCAATATCGAATCGGCATACACGGTTTATTTTGCTGATACTGACATCAATGCGGCCCTCAGTACTATAAATGTATTTGCGTCTCAGCTAACCACTGGCGAAATTGTTAAATTTAGAAGCGGATCTAATGGTGCTACGCCTACTAAACTACAAGACAATCAGTGGTATTATATCGGGGTATTGGAATCTCTTCCGGCAGTCGTTATTGCACTATACACTAGCTATAGTGATGCAGTCAAGGACCAAAACAGAATTGCAATTGCACCGGGCTTGGTATCAGATAATATGTCAATCTCGCCGGGAGCAAGAGCATCAATCATAACTTCCTCTGCCCCTATTCGTGAAAATAATATCACGCTTAGATTTGACAGAACTACCTATGACTCTCAGGTTCTTGATTGGGAAACCGGCGCATTCTATGGTGCGTTCTTTGCAGGTACCTACTATAATAGCGACAAGGTGTCTAGCTCTGCTATTACGCTAGAGAATGTAGAGCCAGATATTAACACTGTTCTTGCGAGTGCGCAGGGCGTAGCATTACAAATTTCTAATATAGAGAATGATAGAGAGCTATCCTGGTCATCGTTTATGCGATATGTGTCAGGTACTTTTTCTTCTAATAATGCAATCCAGCTAATTCCGCAAGACGGTAATAATCCAGATTTATCTGAACTTGAACCTAATGCTTCAGGCACCACAAACGGATTTTATGTAGGGATGCCGGTAATGTTTGTGGGAGCAGTTCCTGCTGGACTTAGTGAAAACCAAACTTACTATGTCTCAGAAATACACGATCAGTTGCAATTTTCTGTTTCGCTGACAGATGGTGGTTCTTCTATCACTCTATCAAATGCTACGATAGGTCAGCAGGGTCTTGTTATGTATACAGCCGAAGTTACTGACACTGCAATTCTTACGGTAGATTACCCTGGCATTCTTGAAGTAACCGCTACTCAAGCGACGACCAATGCAATAACTGTACCACTGACTTCAGTAGGAACAGGTGGCACAATAGGGTTCTATACTAATCTTCCTCTATACTTTACTGGTACTACGTTTAGTAATGTTATACCAAACTTGACGTATTACGTAACAACTGTAATAGACAACGAAACTTTTACTATTAGCGAATTCGAAAACCCAGTATCATCTACTATTACTGCTACTACTACTTCTACTAACGTTTTAACGGTTGAGTCTACAGTTGGTTTTAATAGAAATGATCCTATTATTATCACATCATTAACTGGTGGATTAGTTACTAGCAATATAGTTGCTGGCACAACATATTATGTAAGCCAAATTATTAGCAGCAATCAACTTAGTATTTCTGCGGTAGTCAACGGTCCATTAGTTGCACTAGCGACTACAGTAGGTTCAGCTACTATTACAAGTCAAAAAGACGTAGTACAGTTTGAAACAATGACTGGTTCAATGACTATGAACGTCTCGTTACCGGTAAGTCCTGGACAAATCAACGGACAGTTGTTTACGTTATATCAAACATCAGAACAATATCCAAATGTCGAATCAGAAAGCTATAGCGACCTTATCGTAAGAAACATTAGAGCTACTATAGGAACTAATTATGGCGTAGCTGTGAATAGAATAGCTATCAGTGAGTTAGAAGGCGGTACTAATAACTTCTATGTCAACATGCCATTGCGTGTATCGGTCAATGTTGGCAATTTGATTGCCGGCACAAATTATTATATTACCGAGTACTCAGGTGAGGAAATTCCTGATCCGGAAAATGCCGGAGAAACTATTAACAGACCAAACATTAAGGTAGAAGTTACTACTACATCAAGTATCGGTAACGTGCTGGTCAGTACAATTGATCTTTTACAAGGCTATATAGGAACTGCTTCATTGTATGAAGGTATGCCTATTGAATTCTCTGGTTTAGGATTGGGCGGGATTGTTATAGGACAGCAATATTTTGTTAAAAATATTATTGATGCCACTAATTTTACTATTTCTGAATTGCCCGGCGGAGCCGCTCTAGTAGTAACTACTGCTAACGGAATCATGATTGGCATCGGCGATCCGTATATTGTTGTTTCCGATACTATACCTTTAGGTTCTGTTTTCAGCTTAGCTAACGATGTTCCTGCTACTAACACTGTATCCTTTACACAGTTTGTCACTGGCATACCTGAGTTTACTCTATCTTATATGGTGGGCGGATATAGAGCTATCATTACTGATGCAGGGTCTGGTTTTGCAATAAACAATCAAATTGCAATTTCCGGAACTGCGGTCAACGGGACATCTCCTAGAAATGATCTAACACTGACCGTCAATACTATAGATGAGTTCGGTGGAATAACTTCAGTTATTCGTACAGGTACCCCTCCTGAAATTGCTAGCAACTATTATTTACAAGTTCGTTCAGAAAACACCCTTGCTGTGTATGAAAATGCGTTGATGACAATACCTGCTAGTGGACTAGAGTTGCCCTATACTGGATACACTACTGCCACTGTGACAACTGCTACTACAGATACATTAACTGTAGATACTACGGGCTTTGAAAATTATGACGAAGTATACTTCACTGGTGAAATCCCAACAAGTATCGTTCTTGGACAAGCATATTACTTGTACAACGTAACCAGCACTACAACACAAGTCACTGAAGTTCCGAACGATGCAACAACGTTGGTAACTGGAATTACATTTGGTTCAGCATTTACGATGGCGAAATTAGGCAGCATTGCATTATTACCGGAGCCTTTCTATTTCAACCAAAGCGTAGTCAAATTTAACAATCGTGTGTATATTTGTGTCATCTCAAACAATGATGATGAATTCATTTTTGGTAAGTGGGAACTAGTAGACAGCGGCGACCGTAGACTAAATGCTATGGATAGAGTAATTGGTTATTATCAGCCCACAGTAAATATGCCGGGTGTTGACCTTACACAGTTGTTTGAGGGAGTAACATATCCTAATTCAACATACTTAGGAAATGCATTCCAGCCGGACGAGCAATATACTCTTGACACAACGCTAGTCGATCTTCCTTTCTATCCTAGCGATGCTGATGTTACTGGTGTAGTGTATGACGGTTCACGTTATTTGGCTAGTACTAATCTACCCGGATACAGTGCTGTTCTACTAAGTGCAGACGGCGAAAATTGGCAGATTACTCGTCTAACAAATACTAATATCAATCTTACAAATATCGTGTATAACACACCAACTTACTTAATCACTAGCTCTAATCCAGCAACTCCTATTTTAGTAAGCAGTGACGGAATAGTATGGACTAGTGATTTGTACTATATCCCATTCGGCACCGATACTTCTATTCCATATGAAGTAGTAGCGTTGTCTAATGCTAGACTATCTATTAATAGCGCCGCATATTGCAGCAATGGCGGGGCCTGGATAGCGGTAGGCGAATCTATTCTAAGAAGTACTGATGACATTATTTGGGAAGAGACGGTTACCTTTGACCCAACTTACTCATATGAATTATATGGTGTGTCTCCGATAACAGGAACTAACTGTATGGGTCTGGTTGCAGTAGGAAAAGGTAAAGAACCAGATTATTCAACTGGTGTAACTCAGCTAGTAGACATCAATTTGTTCTTCTATAGTTCAGATAGCATCAATTGGTCCCAGTCACCCGCACTCACTAATAAAGGCTTCTATGGCGTATCTAGTGACAGTAGCATTGTTATCTCGGTTGGTGAAAGTGGCGTAATATATTATACACAAAACGGATTTGACTGGTTTGGTATAAATGAAGTCGAATGTACGTTTGTGAACTCATCAACTAATGTATTAAATGTAACCGGGACTGCTGGATTTGTTGGCGGCGCATCAGGCACGCCAGTAAGATTCAACAAAGCATTCTCTAGCATTGCTGCTAACACAACTTATTATGTTAAATCAATAGTTTCAAGCACACAGGTCACCTTGTCTGATACGTTGAACGGTACAGAAAAAACATTAACTACTAGTTCTGTCCCTGCAGGCACTAGAATGTTTATCTATGATGCAGCAGATCCAAATCCTGCAACATTGCGAGATCTTACATATGCTAATGGTGTTTGGATTGCAGTAGGTGATAATGGAACTATCAAAACTTCAGCAACCGGGTTTATTTGGAACGAGGTATCTCTAACAATTACTGCTGATTTGAATAGCATAACATATAATGCTAGCGACACATCATTTGTTGCTTCGGGCGAAAACAACACTATTCTGACTAGTACCGACAATGGCGTAACTTGGGATGAAACATCAATATTCACTCCTATACCTACAGCCTATGATGTTCAGGGAGCTGATTTCCAATTCGGTTATGCCCCTGAAGAATTAGTAGCAGGTGTAATATCAGATAATTTTGCAATGATTGTGAATACTCGCCCCGGCACAAATTGGCCAGTTGTTGAGTACGGTCACACCGGCTATAACGCAATATCAGTCGAATTGACTCCGACAGATGGAACGCAACTAGAATATAGCTTTGCAAATGTTGCAAAGGTTCCAGCTCATGTTAGTATTCAAGTTATTAACGGAAACACAGGATTAGGAACAACACTATCGCCTAACAGTTATGATATTGATTGGGTAAACAAACTAGTAACCCTAAATGCTCCGTTATCTTTCTCTCCAAGACTTGATAAACTAAGAATTGATGTCTACGAAGTAGGTAACGGCGACCAGCTAGTTAAATCTAGCACAGACACCTTGCCTATCAAAACCTCAGCGACGACTGGATTCAATGAGATTGATTTAAATTGTAATTACAGTGCAGTAATTTATGCAGGAAGCGGCGCGCTCCGCCCCGGAACTGACAACGTAAATGTTAGAGTATTTGAAACTGAAGCAATTGCTGATAGAATTTTCTGTGATGACGTAGCAGACTTTATTTTAAACAGTCCGATTAGTTTCCAAGGTTTACCGTTCGGCGGACTCCAAGAAGAAACAGTATATTATGTAAAGACTATCAGTGTTGCATCTAATGCTATTACTGTATCAGAGGTGTACGATACTATAAGTGGTCAAGCAGGACCCACTACAGAATTGACTGACGCTACCGGTGAAATGTTTGCAAACATTCAAAATGGTGTTGGCGCGATATGGTCTGACCCTGTAGTTGACCACAATGGTGAAAAATTAGTATTTGGTGGAACAGGTTTGATTACCAGAACAATAGCTTCAAGCGATACAATTGTTACCGGAACTACCTCAGGCTTGATAGTAGGAACACCTATCACATTCGGTCAAGCATCGTTTGGCGCGCTAGTACCTTTCCAAAGATATTATATTCAGTCAATCGTTGATGGAAACGAGTTTACTATTTCCGAAACTCAAGGTGGTCCGGTGGTATCTCAAGTTGATTTTGTCGGTCAAACTAGATACGTAACAAACGATTATGCTATTGGTTCTCGCCCTGGTAACCAGGCTAGACTTGTGTTTGCTACGAACACTTATACCAATGATACGGATTATATTGTATTCTCTATTTTTGGAGAAACTATACCGGAACAGTACGGATATGCATTGCCTGAAACAGAATATTTTGCAGGGAACGGGTCAACCGCAGAGTTCTATCTTAACAATTTTGTTGGTTATAACAATCCTAATAATGCGGTAGTCGAAGTGAATGGTATACGTTTAACTAAGTCGCAATATACTATTGATCCTGTTCTGAATGTTGTTACTTTTGTAAGTCCTCCTATCGCAGATTCTACGGTATCAGTGACGACCTACAATGATACTACTAGACAGTATCTTACAAGTCAGTACAATGTAACTGGTAACCCTGGATCATCTTTGGTGAATTTAGTCGTAGTAGCTACTACGCAAGAAGTCGGAACATATGATCAGGACACGCCGGTAGTACAGACGTTTGACCAAGATGACCCTAGTATAGTTTTGTATGATGAATTTTTGAATTACTTAACTTTGGACAGCGGCGGCGATGATACTAGCATTCTCAATGTAAATGACTCTGTTCAATTTAGTTCCCCTACTCTAGGAGGAATTGTTGCAGGTAGAACATACTATATTATTGAAATCATAAACTCAACAGATTTTGTAATTTCAGAACAAGTATCCGGAGCTCCGTTTGAAGTATTCAACGATACCGGATCTATGCCAGTGCTAGCAAACGGCTTAACTGTTTCAGGAATATCAAACATTATCAACACGATTGCCCCTCCTATTGCTATAACTAATGCAACTGCATCAACTGCTGGGTCACCTAATGAAATTACGGTTACTGATGTTACGGGCTTTGCAGTGGGGCAACCAGTTCAATTCTTTGGTATTTCATTCGATGCAAATATTGAGACTGACGGAGTGGTATACTTTGTTAAGACTATAGATACGCTTAATGACAAGTTTACTATTTCAAATACGCAGGGCGGCCCTACTAAAACACTAGCAGGTGGTACTGGAAATATGAGTGTAGAAGTCGGCGGCAATCCCGCAATACGTGTTACTACAGCAATTGAAAACAAGTTTGTGGAAAATACGCTAATTCGTATTGACGGAACAGAAGGTTCAATTCAACTCAACAATAATACGTACTATGCTAAAATCATAGATGATTTTACTTTTGATTTATACAATCAACCGTACAGTCCTGCTATAGGCGCAGTAAATGATCCAGTCACAACAATTTCGGCCTACACTGGCGGCGGATACACTTGGCGTCAAGGACTGTTCTTTATTGCTACTACGGTAGCTACTGCTACTACCTCAGGCACTGGATTCATAACAGTAGATTCTACTACTGATTTGGTTGCAGGAACTCCGGTATACTTTAGTTTAATAGAAGAAAAATCAGGTGCCACATTGATGGGAGGACTGGTACAGGGTCAGGAATACTATGTACGTTCTGTTGAAACTGCAACTGCATTTACTATTTCTAATACTAGATACGGTGATCCTGTAACACTTACAAGTGATACCGGTCAAATTTATGTGACCCAGTGGTCTCAGGAAAATGTTGATAGACTTTGGGTCACTGTTAATGGTTATCGTGTACCATCTTCTAAACTTAAGGTTAATCCTGCAAACGAAGTAAGTATATTGACTCAAATTACACCGGGTAACCAAATTATCATTTCAAGTATGATACCGACCGCAACACCAAACGAAGAAACTTATATTAACTATGTTGATAATACTAATAATGCTTCGGTATATAGAGTAAATCCGCAAATTTCAACATGGTTAACTCAAGCTATCAACCCACTAAGTGATGTGATATATGTACAGGATGTTACTAAGCTAGCTAACCTAATCGTGCAAACAGAAGTCACTCCTGCTACGGTAGCCGGATTCTATTACATTGGACTAACCGCAGACAAAACATTGATTGCTAATGTGAGTGTACTCAATAAAACGACCGGAAACGTATTACCAGAAGAAGCATTAAGTGTAGTGCTAATAGACCTATCACCTAATGTCAAAATTGTACCTGGAGCCTACATTACAGTAGGAGATGAGCTAGTAATCACTACGCTTGAAGGAAACATAATAAATGTAGGAAGTGAGCAGATTAGGTTCGGCACCGCAGACTTTGAAAACAACACATTAGGACAGTTGTCACGTGGAGTAAATGGTACCGCAAGAAGAAGTTTTACTCCTACATATACCCCGGTATATGGATTGTTGTCAAGCAATAAACTTCCAGATATTTACTATACCCAATCTTGGAATTCGTTTGTTTATAACACGGTAGAGGGCGATCCGCTACAAATTAGTGATACTTTACCTGCTAACTTCCTAATTGCAAGTAATTAATAAGAGATAAATAAAGAGATGAATAAGAACATGAAACCCAGCAAAAATATCTCTGAAAAAAAGCCTAACGAAGTAGGAGGGTTTTACTTCTCCTCTGGCATTAAAATATTTGATCCGACATCAAAAGAAGTTCTTCTGCAAAAAAGAGGAGACAACTAATGTCTATTATTAACATGTCATATAAAGTTGAAGGCTTTCTCAAGATTTACGACCCGAACGATGGGGAAGTTTTTGTAGATAAAAAGAACGCTATCAATTACGAGAACATGTCCGAAGCTATTGCAGATACCTTGAGTAGTCGAGGCTACGGAGAAATCTATCAGATGGCATTTGGCAACGGCGGCGCTAGCGTCGATCAGACCGGCGTAATTACATATCTTCCACCTAACGTGACTGGACAAAATGCTGCTCTGTACAACCAAACATACGCTAAGATTGTAGATGACACTAGTGTTTTCAATCTTGATCCAACTAGAAATAAAATGACAGTATCACATACTGTAGGAAACTTATACTCAGATATCGTAGTGCAGTGTTTGCTTGATTATGGTGAGCCAGCAGGACAGGCGGCGTTCGATAACAGCACGCAGACCGATTCAGCATACGTATTTGATGAAATTGGATTGTTAGCTAACTATGGTACAAACAATGCTGGTACAGTAATCACTAGATTATTGACTCATGTTATCTTTCATCCTGTGCAGAAATCATTAAACAGACAGATTCAAATCGATTATACAATTAGAATTCAAAGTCTCACGAACTTAGTAACAATTTAAGGAGTTTCAGAAGTGTCATATTCTATTTTACGGACAGATGGTACGTTATTAACAACGATTCCCGATGGTGTTATCAACACCACAAGTACTCCTTTAGGACTGCCCGGTAGAAACTTTGCCAGCTACGGTCAAGTTGTAGATACTAACTTTGTACACCAACTTGAAAATTTTGCTGATAATGTTGTCCCTTCAAATGCTATTAGAGGGCAATTATGGTATGACACGGATTCCCCACCCGTAGGAAGTACTGGTGTTCTAAAAATCTGTCCTGCTGACGGTGAATCAAATTCGGCTAATTGGTATACTGTACTAACACCGCAGTCAATCAGTAATCTTACGCTCGACAACCTTATTGCTACTGCTAATATTACAGCAAACAATGCAGCTATCACTAATAATGCAAACGCTAATGCAATCAGTACAAATTACCTAACGGTAAATGTCAATGCTAACATAGCAAACGCTAATATCACCGGTATCACTTATGCTAACACTGTCAATACAAGAGTTATTACAACTGGTACTAGATCAACACTAGGGAATATTACCGGAGCTTGGACAATCAACGGTCAAGGTACTGTTAATAGTGTAGCAGTGACAAGTCTTTGGGTTACTGGCGGCAACTTAGTCATTACTGACCCTTCAGGTGTTACCGGCATTCGCACTGATAATTATATGTATGCAAATGGCGCAGCGGTAGACTTCGCCGGATCTTATACTAATTCAAACGTTGCTGCCTTTTTACCTACTTACGTAGGAAATGTGGGCGAGGTAGGCAACCCTACGATTTTCAATGGTAGAACTCTTACTACCGGTTCTAACACAACAACCGGCGAACTAACAGGCAACTGGACGCTTTCTGCTGGATCCAAACTCAACGGATTGAGCGGCATTAGCGCAGCTAATATTGTCGGCACAGTTGCTAATGCAACGTATGCTGATACTGCCGGCGCTGCCTTAACAGCAGGGACAGTAACAACAAACGCACAACCAAATATCACAAGTGTCGGTACATTATCTAGCCTTGCTGTTACTGGCAACGTAACCGCAGGAAATGTTTACGCTAATAGTGGTGCTATTGGTGCAGCATTATTAACCGGTACATTAACAACTGCTGCTCAACCAAATGTTACTTCTCTAGGGACTCTAACAGGACTTACTGTTTCGGGAACAACTTCACTTAGTGGCGGCCCAGTTGCTTTAGGGTCAAACAGCAACGTAAGTATCACTGGCGGCTCCGCCGGTCAAGTATTGTCAACAGACGGATCAGGTGGACTAAGCTGGGTTCCTACCGGAACAGCCACAACAGCTATTACGGTTACTGCTAATGCTCAGCCTAATATCACATCTGTTGGTACATTAAGTAGTCTTGCTGTTACTGGAAATATCTCAGCCGGCAACGTAACAGTCAGTGGAATATTCGCAGGTAATGCCGCGGGATTGACTAATGTTCCGGCTGCAAACATTGTGGGGACAATTGCTAGTGCGACAAGTGCAACAACAGCTACTTCGGCCACTACAGCAGGCACAGTAACAACTGCTGCTCAACCTAATATCACTTCACTTGGTACTCTTGCATCATTAGCTGTAAGCGGCAATGCTACATTTACCGGACAAGTAGTTAATCTAGGTACTGTTGCTAATCTCAGAATTACAGGGGGAACTGGCGGCGAGGTGTTGACCTCAACTGGCAGCGGCGGACTAACTTGGACATCAGGTGCCGCAGCCACAACAGCTATTACGGTCACTGCTAACGCACAGCCAAATATCACAAGCGTTGGTACACTAACATCACTAGCTGTTAGTGGCAACATTACTGCTGGTAATGTAACAGTTAGTGGAAGATTTGTCGGTAACGGAGCTGGATTAACTGGTATTGCTGGCAGCGGCATATCAGGTCAAGTTGGCAATGCTCTTACAGCGGGTACAGTGTATTCAAACGCTCAACCAAATATCACCAGTGTTGGCACCTTGTCATCGCTAAGTGTTAGCGGTAACATAACCTCAGGTAACGTGACTGCTACGCACTATGGTAGTGGTGCAGGACTAACAAGTATTCCAGGCGGAAATGTTACTGGTACTGTTGCAAATGCAAGCTATGCTACTTCAGCCGGAACAGCATCTTCAGCAACCACTGCTAGCACGGCAACATCTGCAACTACTGCTACCAATGCAAGCTTTGCTACTAGTGCTGGCAGTGCGACAAGCGCAACTACAGCAACCAGAGCCGCAACAGTAACAACTAATGCTCAACCAAATATTACATCTGTTGGTACATTATCATCATTGTCCGTTTCGGGAGGAGTAGGTGTTTCAGGAGCGTTGACCGCAGGGTCAGCAGCTATTTCAGGAGCATTAACTAAAGGTGGTGCGAGTGTACTAACAGCAGCAGATTTTACAACAGCCGGCTCCGGTGCAGCAACAGGATGGACTCGTTTACCTAATGGATTGTTACTGCAATACGGCACTGCATTCGTGACTAGAAAAGCTTATACTAACGTTTTTTACCCGATATCATTTTCTAGTTTTTCTATTGCGGTCTGTAGTGGGTCTACTCAGTCAAACGGTGACGGTTCTCAGGGCGCTCCGGGCGTTACTAGCACTACTACTTCCGGTTTCACAACATTCTTTGGTACTGATGGTGGCGGCAGCGGAATTACGATTCAATGGGTAGCAATCGGATATTAAAATGACAATTTACTACAGTCCAATTACCTCAGGGTTTTATGATACTGAAGTTGTAAAATATCCCGTGCTGCCCGACGATTGTATAGAAATTACCGTTGAGGAACGTGATGAATACATTAATGAAATTAATAATCACGAAAATCAATTGGTAGTAGTTGATGGAAAATTAGTTTTAACCATTAGAGAAAGAATAATAACTTGGCAAACGATAAGATTAGATCGTAATGATAGATTGAATAGTAGTGACCATACCCAAATAGGTGACTACCCAGGAAATAAAGAAGCGTGGTCAATTTACAGACAGCAACTTAGAGATATACCACAAACTTTTGCTACCCCGGAAGAAGTGATTTGGCCAAAGTCGCCAAATAACTAAGCGAAAAAAAGTAAGATAAATAATTTGACGGAGAATTTTTAAATGGCATATACAATTGTAAAAAGCGACGGAACAGTATTAACGACCATCGCTGATGGTACAATTAACACAACTAGTACTTCTTTAGGTCTGCCTGGCAGAAGTTTTTCAGGGTACGGTCAAGCAGTAGATACTAATTTTGTACATCAACTCGAAAACTTTGCATCAGCAACTCCACCGCCCAATCCTTTGCGCGGTCAACAGTGGTTTAATACTACCAACAATACAATGTACGTTTGCCCGTCTGACGGAGAAGCTAATGCTGCTGCTTGGTTAGCACTAACATCGACCGCATCAGGTGGCTCTACTTCATTCGGAGAAATTACTGTTTCCGGTTCAGTGTCAGCTAACAATATAGTTGCAACTAACGAAATTTCTGCTACTACCCTCACTTCAAGTTATTTGACTATATCAACTCAAGCAAACATTGCAAATGCTACATTAAGTGGCACAACAACTATTGCAAACTTAAACACTACCTCTATTACAACAGGTAGTGCAACTACAAACGGTAGTTTGACAGGTACTTGGAGCTTAAGTGGATCCGGTATTGCTAACGGAGTTAACGGCACTGCACTTTGGATTACGAATGGCAACTTAATGATATCCGGCGCTGGCAGCGTAGGTATCGTAACAGACAACTATTATTTTGCAAACGGTGACCCAATCTCGTTTACTGGAACATATTCTAACTCTAACGTGCAATCATATTTGCCTACATACGTTGGTAATGTCGGTAGCTTCGGTGGCGCAACTGTGTTTAACGGTAGAACTCTTACTACCGGTGCTAATACGACCGCAGGAAATATAACAGGTAACTGGATCTTAACTGCTGGTTCAAGAATTCAAGCTACTTACGCTGACCTTGCAGAACGATTTGAAGCAGACCAAGAATACGATCCAGGTACAGTCGTTGAACTGGGCGGCGAAAAAGAAGTAACTGCGGTAAAAGATGATCTATCAGATAAAGTATTTGGTGTTGTTTCACTGACTGCTGCTTATATGATGAATGCAACTGCCGGAGACGATGCAACCCACCCAGCTATTGCTCTTGCTGGTCGAGTTAAGGTTAACGTAATCGGTAAAGTAAATAAAGGTGACAGGCTAGTAAGCGCCGGTCAAGGTAGAGCCCGTGCAGCTAAATTAGGGGAAGCTAACGCTTTCAACACCGTAGGTAGGGCGCTTATTGATAAATACACTGATGATGAAGGCTCAGTAGAAGCTGTAGTCACAGTGAGATAAGGATTTAGAATGACCTACGCACAATTTGGCACAATTCAGGCAGCAGATTTTAATACGTTAGTGGGAGGAAATCCTACTACTACTGCTAACACTTTAAATGCAACTTGGGCAACCGGCGGCACTAATGCTGGTTATGGTCAAACTGCTGTGAGCAACGTTACTGCTGGGACTAACATCCTAGCTAGTACTCAATGGTCATCACTAGTATCTAATACAGCTAGTGCAGCATCACATCAAGGCTCTAGTATTACAAGTGTTTCTGTTCCGGTTGCCGGCGGTACTATTACTTACAATGCAGCCATTCCTACTAACTTGACAACTATCTATACCAACAGATTAAATGCAACTGCACAAGGTTCAACACCTCCAAATACTGCGACTAGAGGAACAACTTGGTCAAACCAATTGACATTTACTCATACTGCTACTTTTGCTAGTGGTAATGCAGCACGTTATTTCTTTAATGCCGGTGGTCAAATCAAGATGACAGTATCACATCCGGGTGTTTCTGGCATTGATTTATTGTTTAACAATCTTGCAAGCAACGTAGGCACCGTAGTTATGTCTTCTCCGACATCAGGATCAGTATCTATTGCAGGAACATCATATAACGGTATTACTAAAGTAGGTGGAAGCGGAAACACTCCCACTATCGCAACAAATAATGGATACTATGCGTTGACCACATCTAACGCTACTATATTCACCCAAACTGCAAGTACGGGCCCGAGCGGTTATCTATCATCATTCATTCGCTTCATTGCTGTAAGTAATGGTACACAGGGTGCGAACGGTGATGCTGGCTCAGTAATTACTATCTATACTATTTGGGACGAAGTTCCTGATGGTCTTGTTGTTGCATCAGGTTCAGCAACTACCATGACGCTTACTCCCCCTTCTACTACTAACATCGCTAATTCTTGGGGCGCAATCACGTTGACCGGTACTGTAACCGGTTCTTAACTTTTTAATTACACAAGGGGTATCCATCTAAATACTCATAGGAGTTTATGATGGATACTAAGACCTTAATTACCGATGCAAAAGCTCGTTTTGCTCACAACTCAGCAAAAGATTATCTAAAAGAAAAGTACAATGCTAAGCTACTAGTAGCAGAGCAGGGCGGTCTATGGCGTGCTGACCAAGAAACTATTGCATTTTTAACAGTAATGCCGAACGGCGGTGACGATAAACTTATTC